ATTAAACAATCGTCAGTATCTTGATTGATACATTGAATGACATCTTTTCTTATTGTTCGCCAAACAGTTGGTATCTGTTCTGGGGCTATGTAATTAAAATTCATTTTTCTCTAAATTGTGGATAAAAAAAAATTTATTTTTTTTCAACGTCTGTATATCTAACTCTTATGGACAAAAAAACAGTTATCCACAAGCTAAGAACCTTATTATAACTCAGTCAAGGTTTTTTTTCGATCAAGTAAACCTTAACTCTTAGAGCCAATAACCTTTGTAAATGGGTGTTTTAGCCGATTTCTCAAAAGTGCGTTTGCTATACTGTACTCTCAAATTAACTAATTGGAGACAATTATGAAAATAAACATAAGAAAGAAAATTGAAATAGAAGAAACAGTAACAGGAAAAATCTCTGGTAATGTTCATATTCTATGTGCCGATACTTTTTGTAAGAACAACAAAAATATACTTTCGGCAAACCATATAAAAGATATTACAAATTTAGAAAATGGTAAAACTATAAAAATAGATTTGCCAAATTACAATCCAATAAGTATTAAATTATACGAGGAGTAAATATGTTGTTGCATTATAATTCAATATGCAGTATGATTCACTTATCAACAATAGTTGGTATTCTTTTAACCTTTAAATTTTCATAGGAGAAAATTATGAAAACTTTAAAATCTAAAAATTGGTTTTCAGTTGATAAAACTGGTTTAACCAAACTACAAAATGAGAAAGACAAATTCTTTATTGTTAAAGAATTAGTTTCTAATTGTTTTGATGAAGACATTACTATTTGCAATGTTTCATTAGAATATTCAAATGGCGTAGTAACAATAGAAGTATATGATGATAGCAAAGAGGGATTTATGAATCTCTCTGATGCTTACACCTTGTTTGCGGAGTCTTATAAAAAAGGCAATGCTAAACAAAGAGGTCGATTTAATATTGGAGAGAAGTTTGCTCTTTCAATGTTTAATGAAGCATCTATTACTTCAACTAAAGGTAAAATCATTTTTCATAAAAATGGTGACCGCACTACAACGTCCACCAAAAATGAATTTGGTACATTGTTTCAAGGTAAGATAAATATGACCAAGAAAGAAATGTTATCAATCATTGAAAAATGTGAACTGATAATCCCACCTAAAAATATCAAGTTTGATGTTTGTAATACATTAATATCAAGACCTGATGTTAGTAAGGTATTTCAGGAAACCTTACCAAGTGTTACGACTGATAGTAATGGCAACTTAACACCAACATCTCGTAAAACAGATATTGAGTTATTTGAAACAGATGTCAATTACATTTGTGAACTTGGTATTCCTGTCGTTGAGACAGACATTTGTTTTACTATCAATGTAAATCAAAAGATTCCTTTAAACAAAGATAGGGATAATGTGTCTCCATCTTATCTTAGGAAATTAAAAACGTGTATCTTAAACAACACCGCAGACGAACTTGATGATGAGGAAGTTACAACATCATGGGCTACTGAAGCGATGGAAGATGCCGAACCTGATGCAGTCAAATCAGTCATTGATAAAAGGTTTGGTGAAGATGCAGTAGTGTTTGACCCAACTGACCCTGAAGCAAATAGAAAAGCTATTGCCGATGGAGTTGAAGTTATCACAGGGTCGGTTCTATCAAAAAAGGCTTGGGATAACGTCAGGGTAACTAGAGATGTACACCAATCGTTTGCTAAACCATCTGGTCAAGAGGGTAAGTATGCAAGCCCTGAATTTAGTAATGGGGCAAAATCACTAGCACCTGAAAAATGGACTGATGGTATGAAAGAAGTAGTTTCTTTTAGTAAAGAGATTCATCAGTACCTTTTTAACGAGTCATTAAGTGTTGTTATCCATGATGGCTCTGGCGCATCAGCAATGTATGGTAGAGGTAGACTTCAATTCTTCTACAAAGTTCTTGGTAAGCGTTGGTTCGACTTGGAAAGTAATAAAGAATCAATCGTAAGATTGATCATCCATGAGTTTGGTCATTACTATTCAGGTAACCATTTGTCAGAAGAATATTACGATGGTCTTTGCAAGATAGGCGCAAAGTTATATTGTCGTAAATAAGAAGTTAATTTATGTTGAGAGATTTACCCCACTTCGGTGGGGTTTTTTTTAATTGTTAAAAGGTGTCTCTATTACTTCCGCGCCATAAGCTGTAAAAGTCAAAGTTGGATTCTTAGCTATCACTACAACAGGACTACCACTTGATTCAACTGGTATGTAAGTTGAAATCTTTGCTGTGGCTGATGCGCTTATACTCACGTTGTGGTAAAGCGCAGCACTTACTGTTGATGAAGCACTATGATAAATCCCATACTCAGTAGCAGCACCTGAGTTACTAACAAAGATATTCTTTACTATCCTAGTTGAGTTAACTTGGGTTGCCACTAAGGTAACAGCAGTTGCTGAACCATCAGGTCTTACATTATTAAATTTTTTCTCTTGAAAGAAACTCATTCAGTCCCCAATAATGCGTATCGTTTTGCATCAGTCTCTTCGTTTAGATCATTTATCTCATTAGCCAATTCAATAAATTGTTTTTGTAAATCATACTCTAAGTTTGAGTCTGCTAATAAGTTAAAGAATCTTTCTGTGTTAATCATTCTAAGCCACCCGATTGTCCCTCTACGTCTATTCCATTTAACTCAATGCTGCCAGTATACTCATGTTTGAATGATTGCCACCTAGCTTCATTGACAACATCAAAGCAATTATCAGTTAGGTTAGCAGTTGAGGATAGAGTTACATCGGAATCTCCTAATGAATCTCTATACATTGTCTTTTGAGTACCCGTAGTTGGGTTAGTGGTGAATCTTGGTCGCATCCTATTAATGACAGTCATCTTATTATCTTCACCAAAGTTATTAGTGGTGTAAGAGTTTGTCGATGGTGTGCCAGTTAACTGATAGAATGTTTTATTAGGTTTAAAGAAAGCAGATACGGGAGTTGTTGTCCCTAGAAAAGCTGTGCTATAAGGTAAGTCAGGTAAATCATGGTAAGTAGAAAATAATGAACCTAAATCATTATAAGTTGTACCCGAACCAAAGTAAGTAGTTGCAGCAGTTACATCTAAAGAACCTTTACCCCATTGCTTAGACCTGTAGTTATAACAAATAAACTTATTAGGTGTGCCACTAGAAGAGGTGTTTGGATAGAACCAAAATACTCTTGAGTTTTTACTATCGTGTGTTCCTATTATCTTATTTCTATGCGTGTTGTTTAAATCATTAAAGAAATGATCGGATATAATTGAACCTTGTTCGGTATGTCCTATTACTCTTGGTCGAGAACCATCATAGATATAGAAATCATCATAACCAACAAAGAATTGTAATGGTACTGGATCACCTATAGTAACAACGGAGTTAACTCCAATAGCCCCTACTTCATCTGATATAACTCTGAAGTCCCAAATAAAAGGTGCGCCAATATATCTTCCGATATACATTGAATGGGGTTTATAAACAATTACATCATCACCAAAACGTGCTGCTGCTTCTATCCCACCAGAGGTATCAGTTAATCTATTAGTAGCACATTGTACTTGGATAGATGGAGTCCAATTAGTATAATCCCCTAAAGCAGAACACCACCACCTATCTTGAGTTTCCCCATAAGTTGTTTCATTTGTATTAAATGCAAATATAAAATCATTAACAACAAGAACAATCTTAGCAACAACAGAAGCAGTTAAATCAGAAAATACAGTATCACCAGAAGCCATAACTTGTATTGGGTCTGCGCCATTGGATGCAAGAGTCACATTACCATATTGAGCAAATGTCCAATACTGATTTGATGGGACAGCATAATCGCCACCAGACCTAGTGACTTTATTCCATGCACTCGTACCATGATATAGGTCAGTCGCAGTTCCTGCGAATGTTAATCTTGTACCATCTAATTTTCTTACTGTAGCAAGACCAATAGCAGTTGAAGATAGAGTGCCAAGACTTGCATCTTCTCCACTACTAACAGCTTCCATCCCTGTTACTGTTGGGATAAAACCATCACAATCTATCATTACCCCTGCTGTTTCAGGTGGTAAGTCTGGTGCAAAACCTAGTGTTTTAACGTACATTTCTTAATATCTTCGATAAGTCAAAAGGAGTATTATAATTTAACATCCAAGCATCTTTACCCTCTTGTGGGTAATAAGACCCACCAAATCTTGCGCCTGATGGTGTAGTTACATTAGCGTTATATCCAGTTATATCTAAACCCTCT